TCTGTCCAATAAATCCTATGAAAATGTTCGTTTTCTTCTGATAATTCTACTCTCAACAATTCTTTAGATGTTAATCCTAAGTCTGTACGTAGTATTATATCTGTTGTTGATGATGAAAAATCATCAGATGGTGTAATTTTAAATATTGCATCTAATGCATTTTCTGTAGAAGTTTTTGCTATGACAGCAATGTAATTAGAAAATTCAGCCACTCCTAATGCTTCATATAAAACACTTGACGAATCTAAAGTACCTGAATAATTTTTATATTCAAAATATATTGACTCGCCTGAACCATGCGTAACAAATGGTTGAATTGCAATAGTCATGTCCTCTGTAAGCCTATTGCTATAGGTAATGGTGTATTCACCATCATTAATTGCAGCTGTAATATTTAATTTATTCGATACAGTACTATTTTGTAAAGCAACTGACAAACCTACAGTCATCATATTGTTCGAACTAACATTCTGGTCAAAGCCAGGTCCGACACCCCAAGTTTGATTGGCATATACTATACCTTGTTTTGCCTCTACTGTAACTGGAGTAAAGCCATCATCACCTGTAATGGTAATTTTCCAACCTAATAATGTCGGGTTTGTTAGAGATACAATATTAGTAGACGCAAGTGCTAAAGCATCTGAAAATGTGATTGTATTAACTGCATCTGATAAAGTCGTAAATAATGTATTGCCTTGTGTATTTTTTAAAACAAAAGAATTATCATCTCTTGTTAAAAGCCTAACTCCTACAGCTTCTTTGTAAGTATCTGGTGGTAAGACATTTGCATCTAAATCTGACATCATCCCCTTAGAGAACGAATTAGGTTTCTTAGTAGATTTTGCCATTTTTTAAAATAATTTTCTAGTTCTTAAGTCTTCTTTGTAAGGCAAAAGAGTATTCCAATACTTACTTATATTTCTCCATTGTTGTTTAGTTGGCATATTATCTTTACCTCTAGCTTGCGCACATAAGTAAGACCATTCTTTCTTTAAGTCCATATACACATACCTAGGAAGTTTTTGATTATAATACTCCCTTCCTTTGTATTTATACATTATATATGAAGCAATAGCGTCTTCATGATTTGCAGATATAGTAGGAAACCCTTCTTCATCTGTACTTATAGCTTCGTAATGTAAATCTATCGTAGTATCTGATACATCTATATTAAGATAATTACCTGAAAAGTAACATTTAGCTTCATCATACACACCACCAGACTTACTTACAATTTCTATTAGATTAAGAAAATCTGTAGGCAATAATGTTTTTTTGTCTGTAACTGTAAGTGTTGCAATTTTTTTATCAAATGTAATGCTAGAACCAATTTTCTTTTCTGCTTCAAAAGCCCACTCTACAAAATTGTGAAATTCTCTTGCTGCGTCTTGTATGCCTAAGTTTCTTATAACTGCTGACACTACTTGTTTGACGCTAATTTTAGGACTACCTTTCATGTTTTATTTTTCTTTTAAATTTATTTAAAGGAAGGACTTTGAACTTACTGTATTTATATGGTCTTTCCCATACTAACTTTGTATATTCATCGTCTAATATTGGAACTTTATACAAAACTAGTTCATTTATTTCATTACTTTTTTCCAAATCCATTCTTACATGAAAAGGTCTTTTATGTGGTAATTTTTTAATAAATAAGCTACCTAAATTTAAAGGCATATTAACGACTTCTTGATTAATTGCCACCTCTTCTACCATTTTATCAAGATATGCCGTTAAAATAGCTGTATAGTCTTTATAGCTTAAATATTTGTCACCACGCTCACCCCTAACTTTTATATTTTCTCTTATAGAGTTATAAATTTGCTTTGTTAAAACATATTTATCTTTGTATTGCTTGTATTTATTTCTTAGCTTTTTTTGCACTTACTTGTTTTTTAGGTAACGCAACTTTTTCGTCAGATTGATTATTTGGCCCATTAGACGGTACGCTCATTATAACGCTGAATTCTTGTTCTAGAACTTGTTTAACTAAAACAGTAATTAGTTCTTCTGGCATAGGATATTGAGTTGTATCATCATCTACATAAGAACTTACACTAGTTGGGTCAGAAAAAACACCGTTAATTTCTAAGAAACCATCAGAGACCACTGAATCTCCCTCCCAAACATATAACTTTCTATCTGCTAGTGTAGCAATTCTACTATTAGATGCAAAAACAAATCTAGAATTGTTCACGAACATTCTATCGTGGTGTTGTACGATTGGTAAAACACTATAAGTTGCGTCCACTGAATTGTCATCTTTGTATGCAATACTACGTATAGCTCTATTATCGTTAAAACCTACGTAGTCTTTTATATTTGCTCCACTAAAAGATGCTGGTATAGTATCTATTTGAAAACATGAGTTAGATGTTTTTTTACCACTATCTGTGTACTGCATTAAAAGATTAGCTCTATGATAATGCACCATAAATTTAATTTGACGTGTAGATATATCAGAATCGTCTGAGCCGACACCTCCTGAAATTAAATTTTTAATGTTGTAAGCTATTTCGTTTAATGTTGCCATATTATTTTTTTATTAATAAGAAAGGGTAAAATAGGTTACCCTACTCTACCCTTTCTAGAAAGCAGGGAGCAAAAAGCTTCGTTATACTCGTCGTTCAGATATTTCAGCCTGAAGTATTTGGTATCTAGGGTCTCCCAATGTTGCTAGTACCTTACGAGATGCAATCTGACACACTTCTTCGTGTGTAGAAACATTTAAATCTAATAAATCAGTTGTATACTGCAAATATGTTACCACACACACTGTTGCAGTAGATAAACCTAAAGTATTTATTTTTTTCTCCTTAAAATATATAACTGGATTACTTGAATCAGCTTTATTAAAAGGGTCGTTTAAATAAGCACTTATGTCGCTAATTTGTATAACTTTTAAGTTTACATTAGGTGTAGATTTTACATATGCAGATAAAAATCTACCATAAGTGTCATTTTCATCTAACGTACTTAATAGAACAGGAGCACTATCTTGTAATGCTTGCTCTTTACTTATAACTAAATCAGACAGCTTATCTCTAGCATCTTGTGTAGTTTCAAACGCCATATAATATTGTTGAATAAACTCATCTACACCCATTTTAATGAATTCTTCTAATTCATCATCACTAAAGTATGCAGTTGTTTCGCTTTCAATAATATTTCGTATTCTAGCTACGGCGTTATCTACAGTCATTTATTTACTTCTTTGCAAGTTTTTTCTTAGGCGTTTGTTCACCTCTCATTTCATGCTTCAAGATAGCTAAAATATCTTGATTCTTTTTTAACCAAACCATCACTTGAGATTTGCTTGTACCAATAGCTTCTTTGTTATAAAAATATGTGTTATTTCTATAATTTAAAAGATTAGCTTTAAGTGCTTGCAATAAAAATACTTCTAAATCCTTGTCTGGATTAAATTGTACTTCCATAAATTGCTCTGCATTAGTTTGAGCCATCATAATTATTTTAGCTCTTAAAGTATCCATATCAGAGTTCATATTATAACCTCTTAATATAGAAAAGTCTTTAACCTCAGAATCAGTCATTTTAGCTGCTACTATAATAGCTCGTGCTGAATCTAATGTGTTTTTAGTTTGTTTCTCTTCTACAGCTTGTAAATCAGTTCTTTTCCACTCTCCTGCTCTTACAGCTGGATAAGACTTTAAAAACTCATCTATTAAAACATGACCTTCATTATTCATGTCTAATAACATTACAGGAGATGTAAATCTTAAAGTTTGGTTTAAACCATTTACATCTTTGTAAGTCATAATTTTTCCAGTTTTGTCACGGTAATTAGCGAACTCGAAAAAATTGAAATTTCTATGAGTGTAATACTCATATCTTACTAATCTTGATTTTGCTTCCATTTTTTTTTGCTTTATTGTTAAAAAAAACACACCCCCGAAGAGGTGTGTCTTACTATTTATTTACTAGATTATTACATCTACAGGACGTAAGATACCACATGAAAGTGGGTTACGAACAATAATACCTGATTGTGTTAACCAGTGACATTCAAATTTATCATCACCTGACGCTGCAAGCATTGATTTTGAATCGTAAGGGTTAATCATACCAGGAACATATTTCTTAACCCAGTTACGGTTAGTTCCTTCCGCACCTTTAGCAATCAATTCAATGTTAGCTACACCTTGTGTAGAGCCCATATCTAAGAATACCATAAGTCCAGATAAAGAAGCAGCACTAGAGAACGCATCAGCTACAGCAGCATCATTTGCATAACCTGGAGCAGGAGCTACATTAGGGTCATCAAATACAGGACAGTGAGCTAAAGTAATTTTATTACCTAAAGCCATGTATGTAGAGAAGTTAGCACCAACTTGTACGTCTTGTCCAAACTTGTCTACTAATACAGAAGATGCATTCGTTCCTGAGCTAAACAATAAATCTTTCATTGCTTTGTGGAACTGAATTTTTCCTTGTGTACCTGTAAATACTACATATTCATTACCTGTAGCGTTTTCAGAATTTAATGATAAATTACCAATAAACTCTAATAACTTGTCTTCTGTCAACACAGCTGCGTTCGCACCTGAAGTTTCGCCAGCTGTACCATAAGTTAATGTATTAGCACCTTTAATTTGTTGCAAGATACCATCACCAATTACAGGTAGATTAGCTCCTTGTGTTTGTGCACCACCTGCAGTTGTAATGTCTCCTGACATAGATGATTTACCAAACCAACGCATAACTTCAAGGTCATACATAAATTGAGCTTCTGTTTGTTGCTCTTTAGTAAAGAACCATAAACGGTGTCCATTGTGCTCAACCCAAGTAACGTCCGTTAAATCAGTTGCATCAATAACTAATTTCTTACGAGAAATAGTTACGTAGTTCTTACGAGTTTCAGGGTAAGCATATCCTTCACCTACAGTAGAACCATCTGAACCTTCTCCAAAAGCATTACCAATTACTGCTACTACAGCGTCGTCTGCAGCAATTACTGCATCATTTGCGAGTGCTTGCATAGTATAACAAGTTACAGTTGCGTGGTCTTCAGAACCCGTTCCTGGTACTACAGTTTTTACATGAAATTGATTACCACCAATTCTAATAATATCTTTTACATTAATCATGCAAGTATTACTTGCAGTATTGTCTTTAATATCAAATGCAATTTCAGCGCCTAGTGCTAATGCACCATCACTAGCAAGAGTAATACCTGTTTTTAATTCTTGTTTTTGTCTGTAACGACCCATTGACTTCCACTCAAAAGAATTGTCTCCTAATACTTTTTCAGAAGCACCGAATCCTAATTTTTCAAGTAAGTAAGTTGTTGTGTATCGAGGATAAAGCTCGACTACTTTTTTTGCTATCTCTGGATACTTTAATAAGTTTGACACCAAAGAGTTTTCCGCTGTGTTGTAACTAGCGTCATATTTAGCTGAATATACCTTCATTTTGTGTTATTTAAAATTATAAATTATTTTTATTAAACATAATATAGTCTATCCCAAAAACTTTTTAGGGTCAAAGCCTTTCGAAGGGGCTTCGAAGCTATTGGAAGAGCGATTACCTCTACTAGGAGATGTAATACCATCAAGTACTTTAGATTTTCCTTGTTCAACGCCTTGCGTTTTAATCATTTTGAAAATCTTTTCTTTGTTTTGCCATAAGAAGGCGGCCTCCGCAACATTGGCATGAGACTCGAATACATCTTGAGCAAATTTCCCTTTTGTTATATAACCATATAATTGTTTCTTATCTTTCTGAGATACTTTACCACCAAAGAAATTGTCTTTGTTTTTGATAAAATTTTGCAAATCTTTTCTCGATTTAAGAGCATTCTCAGCTTTACTTTTTTCTGCTTGTGCTTGTTCTTGTCTAATTCTATCTTTCTCACTGTGAATATGTTTAGTAAGTTGTTGTCTTACTAATGTTGCTTCACGTTTTAAAAGACCAGACGAATCAAGTCTATCTATTGTGTCTTCTATATCGTCATCAGAATATTTAGCTGCACGCATATCTGCCATAACTAAATCTCTATCAGACATATCTAAAAAAGAACTTAAATTTTTAATAGCATCGTTATCTTCAACTGCAGGCTTTATAGCCTCTTTTACTTGTTGAATAAACTCTTCTTTAGAAGATGCTTCTATACCTGTTTCTTTTCCAATAGACTCCCAGTCAAGCTCTTGTGTAGTTGTTTCTACTGCAGCTTCAGGTTCTTCTACCTTTTCTTCTTCATCCCAATCAACTTCTTCTGCAGCTTCTTCAGCTTTTACCTCTTCAGGTTCTGCTGCTTTTTCTACATTTACAGCATCCCAAGAAAAATCATCGCTATCTACATTTTCTGTAGACTCATTTTGTATTGGCTCAGATTCTTCTTCCGAGTTATCAACACTTTGATTTACCACTTCTGGGGTTTCAGAATCACCTAAAAAAGATGTTGGGTCAAACGAAACTTCTGATGTAGCTTCATTTGTTTCTTCTAAAACTTCTTCTACTAATTTGCTTTCTTCTGCCATTTTGCTTTTTTATTAACTTTTTACAAATATATTACTTTTTATTGTCTTTTTTTCTAGCATCACTTTCTTTTTGGTGTTGCATCTCTTTATCTTTTTGCTGTGAGTTCATATCTGCTTTAACTTTCTCAACAACTATTTTGTTTTTTTCTCTTGTATCGTCTACATCTCTCATAGCATCTGATGCAACCTCTTGCGCAGTGATTCTAGCTTTAGCATTTATTTGAGCCACTTGTATACGTCCATCAATCTCCATTTGTGCTAATTTGATTTGACCTTGTATTTTAGACTCATCTGCTTGAGCCTGAGCCTGTTGCTGCTGTTGTTGAGCTTGTTGCGCTTGTTGTTGTTGACCTTGCATAGCTTCAATTCCTTGTTCAAGAACTGCTTGTGCTTCAGTCATGGTATCTGCTTTTAACACTTTAAGTGCGTCTAATAATGTAATAGTACCTGATTGTAACGCAGCTTGCGACATTTGTTGTACTTGTGTTTTTAAAGCGTCATCTTTACCAGAGTCACCCATAAAAATACCATAGTCATTTAGAGCAATATCAGGTAAAATGTTTAACATTTTATAACCTGCATCTCCAAAAATATATGCAGCTTTTTTCCCACCAGCCCATGCTATTTTCATTAAATTGGCTAGTTTCTCCATAACTTGTTTTTTAACTAAGTTATGTGAGTAAAACCAAGCACCAGTGGCTACAGAAGATTGTACTACACTTCTTTGTACGTTACCAACATATTCGTATTGCGCAACTGAACCTTCTCTTTGTGGTGAAACTCCTGAAATTTGTCCAGCAGTTTGTTCGAGCATCATTTTAAGATTAATTAATTGCTGCACAGAATTAGATAAAGTAAAATCAACTTGTTGAAATTGATTAAACGATGCAGTATCTCCACCTTCATCTCTAGTGTTTATAGGAATGATACCATCATTTTTAAGATGATACATAACCTCTTGCATATCCATACCTACATTACTAGGCATTTGTGATACATCATATACAACTGCTTTACCACCTGCTCTAGCCATAGTAAGCTCAATATGATACATTACTATATTGTAAAGCATTTGAATGTGACTAAGCACATCCATAAGGCTTGTAGACTTACCTGTAGTGTGATTAAATACACAACCTACATATGAAAGCGATGTACTACCAGCGTCATCAACAGACCTAACTTGATTAGGGCGTCTGCGACAGTTAACCACAACTTTACCACCAATCTTTGTACCTTCCCATATATCATCAACATGTTTGTACTCAATGTTGTCACCTTTTCTTGCTTTGTATGTTTCACTTATAACTTTTTGAAATGGTTGCTCTGGATTGTATTTATTTTCAGATACTTTTACTCTTATAGTTTTAATAGATTTCCATTCAGCAGATATAACTCTTACCTTTAATGTTTTAAATCTATCTATTTCAATCCATTTAAAATCAGAATTGAATCTATCTATATTTTCGTTTGTAGCAACTCTCATTTCTTCAAGTTGTCTTACATCATCGTCATCTAGTTCATCTCTAAATTCGTCTATAATTTCGTTTACAGACATCCATCTTTCTTCTCCTGCCCATTGAGCGTCATCTAAAAAGTCTGAATCTATTGATTTATCAAATACAAATGTTCTTGGGTCTACACGTCTAAAATATGGGTCACCGTTCTTAACATATATTTTATAAAACTCTTTACCTGTAACGAGTAAATCTCTCATACCTTCATGAAAGACTTTTTTCATTTTATATTTTTCAGCTAAATAGTCTATACCATCTCTAATAGACTCTTCGATAACTTCTTTATACTCGAACCTCATGAAGTGGTCAATGTCGTCTGGAATAGGAAAGTCTTTGTTATCCATTTCTAATTCCATGCCGTAAACCTTTTCCACCTCTGCATTTATTTCTTTCAGCAAATCATTTGCTATTAAAGAAATTTTAAACTGTTCTTTACGTAGTGCAGCATCCATGTTCACTGCAAACACTGACTTATCTATAGGTCTATTTAAATCTTCATTACATAGTAAATCAATTTTATTTTTAGATAATGGGTAATTAGATAGCGTTGCAGGAGACGGCATGTTATATTGTTCAGTAACATAGCTATAGTCATCATGCTCTACGTCTCCATTATAAAGTCTGTAGTTTTTGATGTCTTTGTCGTAGTCACTAATATAACCCTCTTGATTATTATAATCTAAAGCAGAAACAATAGCATCAAGGTTTTTTTCACACCACTCTTGTGTCTTTTCGTTTTCAGGCAAAAATTGTTTAGGAAATTGACTCATTTTTTAATTTTTATAAGGAATTAGTCTACCGTTTTCTCTTCTGTAATAAACAAAACCTATTCCTTGTTCTTGTATTTTATCTTTTTTAACTTGTTTATCGTATAGGTCTATATCATGTATAAGACATAAACCAAATGCTATCACCCTATCCGTGTTTCTTAACCCATAGCTCCCTAATTCATCTAACAAATCTACAAACCATATATCTTCACAATTATCTTCTATGTAGCTTTCTAAAAACTGTTCCATCACAGCTTTAGTATGTTTGTTCATTTGTAATCCGTATCTGTTCCTATTTACAGTTTTCGGAGAATGTGCCGTTGCTGGTCTTTCTTTTAAATACTGTTTACCTCCTGCTCTTTGGAAGTGTCCAATAATACCAATACGTGTAAACTCTATTAACATTTTGGCATTGTAATATACGGCTAATTTTAGACATCCATCCCAGAACTCTTCAGCTGTGTCTGGACGCTCTGTATATTCAGCTATAGGGTAGTTACCTGCAATATCTGTACTATAAAATCTTCTAAATATAATCGCACTACCTAAAGAACTTGTCGATGCTTCGTCTTGGTCATATGAATCAATACCACCAATATCTAAACCTTTCAAGTCTGTACGTGGGTGTGCTAATATTTTATATGGACCTGTTCTGTCAAGTACAAACTTTACTTGCATACCGTCACCTTCCCATTCCAATCTACCATGCTGTATTTGACCTCTTAACGATTCATTTGTAAGTATCTCACTTCTTTGACCATTAATTTTGGCAATGTTAAACCTTGAGTTTTTTGTTTGTAAGAAAGCTTCCTCTACAGTTAAGGGATAGTTTTGTAATTCTAAATTGTATCCTTTTTGATTTCCTGCTTGATGAAGTTTTTCTCTTCTTTCTTTAAGAGCTTTAGTAGCTCCATCGTTGTCAGATACTCCAGATTTTAAATCAAAAAATCCATGATAACACATAGAAGCTGGTATAAACATAGGAATTAAATTAAACGCATCTGCATTGTAATACATTTCCATAAAGTCTTTTGAAGCTGCTTCTATATCACCACCAGTACCTCCAATAACAGGAACACCGTATTGTACATCACCATCCATAAAACATGCTTTAGATGACATGTATGCATTAAGTAGTTCTTTAAACTCCCCTGCTTCTTCAAATACCATCACTGATAAACGTTCCCCTTTGTAAACTTCAGGGTTACTCATTGTTCTACAGTGTATAACAGATTGAAAACCATCTACACCCCACTTGCCGTCACGTCCTTTGACTTTATAACCTGACTTCATAACCTCTTCACCTTCTTTAAAAGTTGAATGTCTAAAGTTTGAATGTTGATTATTAAGTCCAGCCTTCACTTTATCAAAGAAAGATGTTGCAGTAACTTGCAGACCTGCAGCTACACCGACATGATTGTATGGATAGAATGTATATTCTTGAGCTAATATACCAGAATTCATATAAGAAAACCCTTTATCCCTAGCCTTAATAACAATCATACCTTTTTCTTCTTGCTTACAGGTATCGAATAAATCAAAGTATGCTTTATCCATATCCCTGTACCAAGGTGCTATTAAGGTTTTTCTACTATTACCTTTAACACCATCACTACCAAGTATTTTATAAAAGTTTAGATAGTAATAATGTTTACCTGTAATCATGTCCATTCCTTTAGGCTTGAACCCTTCCTTACATCTACGTACTTGCTCATCCCAGTATTCTCTATACATAACACTTTCAGGGTTCAAGTCAGGTATTCCTTCATATATTAAAGGTTGGTATTTTTTTATGTTACCCATTCTTTTGTGCCTGTATAGTTTCGAGATAACTTAACTCCCTGTTACCTGCAATCTTAGTCCTTTCACCTCTTCTCTCAATAGCATCTAATAATGTCTTACGAGTGGCTAATATCTTATCTACACCTATCATAACTTTTTGTATGTCAGCTGCATTATCAATATTTATTTTTGTGTTGTCTAACAAAGATGTATACTCATTTATTTTTTCATTAAATGCAGCAAGTTGTGCATCTAAAGGGTCATATTGTAATTGATTATACTTGAGTATCGCGGCAGCGATTTTTTTATTTTTTACACCTTTCCATTCATAGTTGTCAAACAAATCTTTAGACACCACTCGCATTCTTTCTGACTCTGAAAAATGTCTATAAGGTGAATCGTAATCTGCAATATAAGCAACAAACATAAGACCATCATTAGAAAGACCACTTGTTTCTAAAACAGATTTGAACTCAGGTATACCAAACACACCA